TGCCATGTTCCTCCTCCTAAATTTGATACAGAAGTATTTGTTCCTGCTGTTAAAGCTATAACACCTGAATTTGATATAGTAGTTGTTGGTCCGGATGGATTTGTAACCGATATACCTGAACCGGCGCTAATTGTTGTAATTCCACCACCCCCACCACCAATACCGGTCGCACCATTATTACTCAAGACATATAATTTTTGACCAACATTATCATACGCAAACTCAATGGCAGTACCTTTATTTGGCAATGTAATTGTTCCTGATGTATATTCTGTCCCAGCATTTACTACTGGAGTTGAGCCTATAGTAATATTAAGTGAATCGCCAGCAAAATAATAAAATTGACTACCGTTTGGTGCAAAACAATCGCCTAGTCCATCAGAACCAGAAAGATATGTTATACACCTCCAATAATTACCAGGTGATTTTCCAAGTAAACTACCATTTCTGTATAAATTATACGGGGAACTGGATAAAGCCCAGTACACGAATCCAGATGAAGGAGAATAAAAAATTAGATTCACTGATGATGTTAAAGTTGGACTAAAAGGTGCAACAGATAAAGTATAATTTGTGCCATTGTGCGAAATAGAAACTAAATAATCACCATATCCAGTTGAATTAAAACTCCCTCCAACTAACAAAGAACCTACATATTGAGAAATTGTAGATGTGGGTGCATTGAATCCAAAATCTTGAATTAAAGAAACATTATAATTTGACACATCTAAATAAACACAATAAAGCGCTGAATATGTGGTATATGGGTCATAAAATTGAGTAAAATTACCACCGATAATAAATCTATTGCTTCCACCATCACTTTTAATAATAATCACTTCCTGATCAAAACCCGAATTACTTAAATCATTTAATGCATAAAGACGGATCATTGATTCATCACTGCATGCAATATATCTGCACTGAAGACTATTATACTGGGAACCAGTAAAATTTCCACCATAATAAACATATCCCGAATATGCTTCAATTGTATTTACATATGCATTTAAACCCACATCCGATATGCCACCCCAATTAGACCAGTTTAATTGACTAACAGCTATAAAAGAGTTGATATATCCGACATAATTCAATGATAGGGTTGTTGGAGTTATTGTTCCATACGTTGTTTCAGTGAAAGTTCCTCCAAAATATAGATTGGTTCCAGTATTTTTCATGCACGTTATTTGTCCATTGAAAACATATGGATCACCACTTGAATCTGAAAATCTATTCCAACTAGCTCCATTGTCGCCTGTCCAAAAAATACTATTATCAGAACCAACCCAAATTCTTCCAGCAAAACTTTCGCTGCAATATGCTCCTCCACCACCGGGGAAAGTTCCTGTGATAGGCAAAAAAGCATTTGTAGACCCTTTATTTGCATAAAAAATTCTTTGTCCATTCGCTAATTCTGGTGTAAAAGAAAGTGTTGTTGAACTATCAATGAAATTTGGTGTTTGTGGAACTAGATAATTTGAATATTGTGTTTGGGCATATGAAAGACCAGATATATATCTGGACGGCAAATAAACATTCCCGGTCATTTGAAGAAAATTAGGCTGTATACTTAAAACACTTTGATAAGATGGTCCAACTGCGAAATCTATTTTAGAAGTCTGAGAACCAGATGTGTATGATTGTGCTGTAACTCTCATATTTGCATATTCAACAGCAGTTGAACCAACCGATGGTAAACCTTTATATGAAACTTGATATAATGTTTGCGAACTAGCTACATTAGTTTTTGTGTTATTGCGTTCTTCATACAGTGTTTGGGACGAAAGTGCTTGATTTAAAACCAAAAGTGGGTCAGACGTTCCTCCGCCTGTGGTATTATTTATAGTTAGTGAACCATCAGTGATTGCAATGTTTTTAGCGGCCGTAACAGTTCCACTGTCATCTATAGTTAATCTATTATTGCTATTCGTTTTTACAATAACGTCTCCTGTGCCAGCTGTTTCAATCGTCAAATCAGAGTTTGATGGTGCTAATATGGATGAATTTGTAGATGTTGAAAAATAAAGACCATTTGGTGAAGTTACCGCTAATCTATCGGTTGGCGGCGTTCCTGATAAAGTCGAACTATCTCTAATCCAAGGATACGTCGACGACATGTTTGATATTTAATATTCAATATAATAATATTAATATTAAATTATTATGCATTGTTGCACATTTAAGCCAGGATTTCAATGTCATCCAGTTCGGGTGCGTCAAAATTCAGCTTTCGCATGGGTTCTTCCATGGGGTGCACATCAAAGACGTCCAGCTGCACGTCTTCTCCGATTTTCAGGCGGTCCAGTTCATCATCATCATCCTCTTCCTCTTGCAATTTTCGCTGCATGTATCTCTCATTGCTGATTTGTTCTAATCGCTCCTCCGTCTTTGGCGCATGAATCATGTGCTCCGAATTGTTCATGTCAATCGCACTGTCCATGTCGTTGAACTTGATTGACGCAGTTGATGCATCAGACGCATCCGACAATGATGACGACGCTGATACAGTTGACGGCGCCATCGATGGGAACGCGTCCATGGTTGGTTCGCCACCGGCCGCAATAATTGCAGCATTGGATTCGGGCATGGAAGCCGGGGCCGCCGCCGTTGGAGCCGCTGCTGCCGGCGCATTGGATTGCTCATCCAACACCGGCTCTTGAGAGACAATTTCCTCCTTTATTTTGATTTCGGTGTGATCTTCAATGGTTTCATCCATGTACGTTTTCAAAATTACTTCAAGCGGAATGCTCTCTCTTATGCTGTCCAAAATGCACTCCTTGATTATAATTTCCGTTTCTCTCATGTTCTTCTGCGTGGTGAGGGGCGGAATATTGCGCTCAAACAAATACACGTTGGTGTACAATTTGCGCGCGCAATGCACATACACCTTGTGAATAAACTCATTCAGCTGTGGCACATCAATGTCCACTTTCTTCTGCTTGCTCCCCACGCGCATGCATGTCAAGCTCTTCAACTGAATGATGTGCACACAGGTCACCAGGTCTGCTAAATAACCGCATCCGCTCCTGTCGATGATGCGCTGCGTCTCTTGCGCAATAATGGTTGCATTCCACTTGGGCACGCGCGAGAGAAAATTCTGAAACGTCATCAAATACTTGCCCGTCTCGTTGTTTTGTTCGCACAGTTTCCAGGCTTCATCAAAAATGGAGCGAAAGCCTTCCGACATTACTGGTGCTAAAACATTCACTAAGCGCGCACACCATTCATTTCGTGATTCCTGCAAACTCGCCAGTGAATAGTCATCCATTTTATAGTTTGTTGTGTTTTAATACAGTTTTACATAAATGCTATATTTTCTAAACTGGTATCAGAACGTAATAACATGAAATGCAACATAAATAACATCAACAATTTTTCATTTCTAAATTCATGGCGTACCTTTTGAAATGCAATCAATTTCTCATACTTTACATCAGGTGCAATGTTTGATTTTTCCAGCCATTTTAACAAGTCAATGCTGCTATAAGCCCGCTCATGCAACTTTCCGGCAAGTGAAATCAAATCATCATATGTGTATTTCCTTTCAAATGATACTTCGTGTTCCAACCATTCCGCGCGTTGCTGCTTTAATTTCTCAAATGCAAATGTTTTTTTCAATAAATGCACATGCAAATTCACCTGTTCTCCGTTTATAATTGGTTCCGGCACATGTATCTCGCAAAATCGAGAAAGAATCGGACGCAGCAACTTGTATTTGTCCTCTACCACAATAAAGAATCGCGTCGAATGGTTGAACAACTCAATGCACCGTCTAAGCGCGGATTGCGCATCGGTTGTCAGCTTGTCCGCATTCACCAGCACCACACTCTTGAATATCTCTCCATCCTTCAAATCCACATTTGTTTTCGCAAAGAACTTCAAGTCCTCACGAATGAACCTGATGCCCTTGTTGTGCGCACAATTCACATGCATCACGTAATCCTTTAGTGCCACTTTGTCATTTCCATAAATGCTGCGCACAAAATTCCATGCAAGCGTGTTTTTTCCGCACCCCGATACACCGTGAAATATGATGTTTGGTATTTTCTTATGTTCAATGAAATGCTGCAGCTTCTGCTTGATGTCACCATGAATGTCCAACAGTTCGACCGCTGCGGGCTTTTTCTTGATGACGCGCACACGCCGTTTCTTTTCTTGCAAACTTGATTCGCTCATTTGAGAGAAATTTAAACCGAATTAAATAAATAAATTCATTCATTGAAATGACTTTAATACTTATTTTATCCATTTGCATTAACAGTTTGTTGACATGTTGTGTCATTTAATTAAAAAAAAATTGAATTTAAAGATTGCATGCCATTTGACAAATACTGTGCAACATTACGTATTACAAAAATGTCAGTGTCATGGGCCAGCATCGCCAAACGAAATATCACACCAGCAACAGCAACAGGTTCAGCAACAGGTTCAGCAACAGGACCAGGAGCACCTAGTGATGATTTTTACAGGGAATGGTTTCACCATGAAACTGCTCGAACAAAAGAAGAACTAACACTGCTTGAAAAGGAAGAACAGGACCAATGCAGGCCAACTTGGCACAGTATTCAACGTCCAAATGCACCAACTACGTTTCCTGTTTTCAAAACGAGAGAAGAGATGCATGCATGGGAAAGAGAAGAATTTCGTGAAAATCAAAAATACTCGAATGAAGTATTTGAAAGGCGCACACAGGAATGGCGCATCAAAAACAATTGGCTGCTTCCACCGATGAAAACCAAGGTTTCTCCAGATGAGATGCGACGAGGGTTTTATGTGTCCGATGACCCCCGCATCATGAATGTTGTTTACATCACGCCATTTAGCACGGAACCTGATTTGGCATTTGATGCATCTCCACCACAAAAATCCATGATTGAAATGTTGTGGTGTCTCATTCATTCACGCTCTGATGAGCTGGTGGCGTGTAAGACGGTGGCCGAGTTCAAAGCGCTATTTGAACGCAACATACACTTGGAACCTCACTTGTGCCATGTTCATCGATACAGTCGCCGCAAAGACACTTACCCTCTCAAAATGCTTTGGCTTCTCTCACAAAAAGCAAACGTGTTTCCGGGAAAGGCACGTCCAGGAACCGCTCGCTGGACCATAGACCCTGTTAAAATACAGTCAGTGTTTGACCCTAAAATCTATTCCAAAAGCATGATCTTCTTCAGCTCTCGGAAGTTTCGCGACTCCAATAATGCAATTATTCACGGACAACGTGGTGGACGCGAAGAAACCGGGATTTGTGTGGTTGAACGTTTGAAAGAAAATGGGGATGCAGCCCCCATTCGGTGGCTTCTTTCTGCAAAACAGCTGCACGAAATGGAACGCGTTGTGTTTTATCCCGAACTTGTTCCGTTTCGGATAATATATGATGGCTATTCATCCGACGACTACTTTTGATAAAATCTCAAAAAAAAACATAAATGCATGAAATGTATTTCATTCATCATTTCATTCATCATTTCATTTAATTTATCAATGGAAAATTCATATGAATACGCAATGATTGTTGGAGAATTAATTATTTTTTACATTGGGTTAATCGTATTGTATTATGCAACACGCAGTTAAATGACCGAATACACGACCTGCGTGTCTTGTTGCACCATTTCGGCAATCAGTTGTCGAAACGATGTTTGTGGCCGCCATCCCAGCACCCGTTGCGCCTTTGATGCGTCCCCCCAAAGCACGTCCACCTCTGTTGGTCGATAATACTTCGGGTCAATGAAAATCAAGTCTCTCCCCGTTATTTCATCGTATCCCACTTCATCTGCACCGGTCCCGCGCCACCGCAGTCGAATATTCGCCATGCTGAATGCCAGCTCAATCATCTCGCGGATGCTGTGCGTTTCTCCCGTGGCCAACACGTAGTCATCCGGTGCATCTTGTTGCAACATGAGCCACATACCCTCCACGTAATCCTTTGCGTTCCCCAGGTCGCGCTTTGAGTCAATGTTGCCCATGATGAGGCGGTCCGTCTCGCCGCGCAGAATCTTGCCAAGCCCCAGCGTAATTTTACGCTCCACGAAGTTGTGGCCGCGACGCACTCCCCCGTGATTGAACAGAATGCCGTTGGATGCGTGCATTCCGTATGCCTCACGATAATTTTTGACGATCCAATATGCATACAGCTTACCAACTGCATATGGAGACCGCGGATAAAACGGCGTCGTCTCGCGCTGCGGCATCTCCTGCACTTTGCCATATAGCTCACTCGTGGACGCTTGATAAAACCGGGTCATTGAATCCAAGTCATTGTTGCGCACCGCTTCCAACAGCTTCAAAGTGCCGAACGCATCCGTGTCAGCCGTGTATTCCGGCATCTCAAATGAGATTTTTACGTGCGACTGTGCTGCCAGATTGTAAATCTCAAGACGGTCCATTGCGACGTGTGTTGTCTTGATGTGGTTCAGAATTTTGTATAAACAGGCGCCATCCGTCATGTCTCCGTAATGCAACTTCAGCGACGGGTGATGAAACAAGTGCTCGATGCGTGAAGTGTTGATCGTGGATGAACGACGAATCAAACCGTGCACCTTGTAATCCTTCTGTAATAATAGTTCTGCAAGATATGAACCATCTTGTCCTGTGATTCCTGTTATAAAAGCAACACGGTTATTTGTCATTGTGCAAATTGAAATAATTTCATAATACAAATATTAAACAATACTATTTAAATACATTAAACACAAAACATTTAAGTCGGAATGCAACGCGTTTTGGTAACTGGTGGATTCGGATTGGTGGGGTCGGCAATTCAAAGCACATGTGGTGCCGATTTAAAATATAAGTTTACATTCATGTCTTCAAGTCAGTGCGACCTCACAAATTATGATGCAACATTGAAATATTTTCAAAGAGTCATGCCAGATGCAGTTATTCATTTGGCCGCAGCGGTTGGCGGTCTATTTAAAAACATGAAAAGCAAGGTGGACATGTTTGAAAAAAACATGATGATCAACATGAATGTCCTGCGCGCATCTCATGCAGTTGGTGTTTCAAAGGTTGTAAGTTGTCTCTCCACGTGCATTTTCCCGGATGAAAAAACAAAACAAGGTGAAATTGATGAGACTATGCTGCATGCTGGTGCTCCACACTCATCCAATGATGCGTATGCATATGCCAAGCGCATGTTGGAAGTGCAGTCCAGATGTTATAGGGAACAACATGGACGAAACTACGTGTGTGTCATTCCCACAAACATATATGGTCCTCATGACAATTTTAATTTAGACGACGCGCATGTCATTCCTGCGCTAATTCACAAGTGCTACATGGCCAAACAACAAGGACTCCCGCTGGTGGTTGCGGGAAGCGG